CTGTTTTTGTGGTATCATTAATATCTTTCTTGTAAGTTATTTTAGCTTTTGTGTTCGCCTCGACTACAAGCTTTTGAGTAGATGTAGACTGGACATTTTTAAGCTTAATCCCAAGATTATCAATTACTTCGGTTAAAGAGTCACGATATTTTTTGAACTCTGATTTTTCAAGAGTAAGTGCTTGTATCTGTACAGTTTGACCGGCAGAATCTGACTTTAATGTTTTCATTCCAGACATCAAGCTATAAGTGTTGTTCTTATAACTTCCTAGCTTTGAATTAGCTTCAGATAATCGGCTACTTAAATAAAATATTAGTAGGATTACTGATAATATAATCAGTATAGCCGCTCCTATTTTATACATTTTAGTTGTAATCATAATCATACTTTTATTACTGCGTCTTCTGGAATAAACCACTCATCATCGTCGAAATAAGGCTCATCAAATTTTACTATATACCCTTTATTTTTTCTAGCAGAATCTGTAAGATCTTCCAAAATTGTCCCCTTCCTCCCAGAAAGCTTAAACAAGCCGCAACCACCAAGTTCTTTGGAGTTTGTTACTTTAATCCTATCCCCTACTTTCATAATGTTTATTTTAAATTTTTTTGTTGTATCGCTTCTATAAAGTTCTCACGAATCTCATGCAGATCTTCCGACATTGAGGAGATCTGTTTCATTGTAACCTCAAATACACTTTTGTCAAGCTTTATAGCGTCAAGCTTTTGGTATTGCCTGTCAAGCCTACTATCCAATATTTTGTATTTCACTTCCAAGTCTTGAACCTGGTATCTATTCAGCGTATATTGTCCATATAAACTGAAAACAAAGAATAGTACATACAGAACTCCTTTGAAGTTTTCTGTGACGAATTTTGCGGTTTTATCAGCCATTTTATTATAGATTTTTATCTTCTTTTTCTTCTCTGGGAACTATCACATTGAAGGTTATTCCACCTCCAGATTTTCCAGCCTCGCCGCCGGTACCTATATTTAGGTTTGTGTCTCTGGCAACTTTAAGAGGATACATTTCTTGTACAGCCTTTATAGCGTTTACGGCTACGGCCCTAAGTGGTGCTGGAGATTGTTTACCAAATTTACGATCTATAATCTCCATTGTAGAAGTTTCATCGGCTATTGATAGTAATGATTCTGTCAATCTAGTTCTAAGAGCTTCAAGATCTACAGCATTTCTAGCCTTCAATGTGGTTATATAATCCTTAATTTCTTGCCTCTCCATCAACTCAACCACATCCATAGAGCAATCTTTTTCTTTTACAAAGAACAATTCAGCGTAACATTTCTTTGCGTTTCCTGCATATGGAGAACATCCACATACAAAAATCTCACAAAATTGAGCTTCTTTTTCAGTTAATCCTTGCGGTATTTTTCTTAATCTTTTCATACTATTGCAATTAAAAACCCAGTAAATAATACTGGGTTATTTTAAAAAGAATAGTATGTTTATTTTATTTTTGAATAACTTGCTTATTCTTTTTAACAAGACAGTCCATAACTTCTTTTCTAAAAATATCTGTAACGCCCATCAACATGTTTTCTACATCCTGAACGCTATTCAATAAATCTAAGTTAAACTTGATATTCAAATCATATCCGGTTATTTCCATTATGTTCTGAGAACCATCCTGGGTTTGCACAACAGCCCCTTTTAAATCAGATATAGCTTTAAATACTACCTCTTTTTCGTTTACATCTCCAACAGGTACTTTCTCTTTTTTTGGTGTAGGCTGATCTACATGTACGGGCGGGGTAAATATTGGTTCAAAAACAGGTTTAGTCTTCGCTCTGGGTGAAGCCTTTTCATAAAACTCACAATCCTTATCCATAATTCAAATTTTAAAATGGTCTCTACTTTTTTCTTTTTTTTGTTCTGCTATGCCGCTATCTTCATTTCCACCAGAACTTCTCATTCTTATAGCACATTCTCTAGCTATACCAGTAGTAGCTTCTACGTCCGCGTCTGCATCATGCGCATCATCATTTTCAATACCCATTCTATTTGCAAGTAATTCCAGGCTCCAACTATTTATGTCAGATTTATTTCCTAAAGCTAATTGTCCAAGAACTATGGTATCAATATATAATGGCTGGAAGTTTCCATAAAAGTCTTTTTCTCCTCTTACCAGTGAAGAGAATTTCTTTTCATTGTTGGTATAAGCCATTACTTGCTGCATAAATCCAATATCAAAGATTATATTTTGGCCTATAAAGAATGGACGTTCAGCTTTCTTTTTTACTAGAGCTGCATTAGTAGATATGAAGTCGAGTATCTTTTCAGCCACTTCTTCAATATCTGTACCTTTTTCTTCAAGCATAGCCATCGTTATTCCGGTAGCTTTTTCTGCACCTTCGTTATATTCCAATAGTGGAGCATCCTCTTCTTCATACTTGCTTTTCAATACTTTCTTTTTAGGGACTCCCTTATCCTGTTTCTTGTATGGATAAAAGTAAAGCACCAGTCTATCAATCACTTCAAAAGTATCAATACGTATAGCATGTATAGCTATCTGAGTACATGCGCATTTTTGGCAATCTAAACCTCCAGTTTCAAAATCCATAGTAAAAACTACTATGGGAACTTTTTCATCTTTTATCATATTAATAAACAGTTAAGTTAGATATTTTTGTAAATAAATCTTCTTTGGGTTTATTGTTATTTATCACATAATCGTAGAACCATTTTGGGTATCTGGTTCTGTCCTTATCTCTATCGGTTCTTTCATTATCATTAATTTTAATTTCTCTTTCAATTAATATTGCACGTAAATCAATTAACTGAAATATAGGTTTGTGCATTAATTGAGAAAGACCGTCTTCGTTAATTACATACACATTCTCTTTTCCTACCCACAATTGACCTATAGTAGTCCAATATTCATATTCTCCATATACTGTATAAGCTAGCATAAGGTCATATTCAGGAATTTTATCTTTAGTAACGAAATAATGATCAATGCCTTCAACTTCTCCATTTCTTATAGGTCTAGTTGTGTAAGAGGTTATTAAATGAGAACTATTGTGCGAATTAACATAATAGTTTGCAGCTAACGTCTTTCCTACACCGGAATCACCAATTATACATACTAATTTAATTTTAGGTCTATTCCAAGATTTTACTATAGCGTCAAATCCCACATGCGCTCTAGTCTTGCAAATACTAAAAAGGTAAGAACTCCTAGATGCCTCTTTGAAACTATTAAGCACATCTTCTCTAGCTTTTTCTTTATCGGACTTCATTTTGTCCAATATATTCTGAGGAATAGAATTTTTAGCCTCAGCATCAAAAGTAATACATTTTCTTTTTTCCATGATTATACTATTTCTACTAATGAATTTTTTGCAAACTGTAAAGTATTTTTTCTGGAGAATTCACTAAATCTTATGTTAAACACTCCTACCATCATCTTATTCTTTACATCGCTTATTTTACCAGATCTATTGAACATACTCCTAACTTGCATCCACTCATCATTCCATATTACAAGTTCTGCGATCGTGTTGTTTTGCTGAAGTAATATCTTACAATAATCTTTAGCTTCTCCGGACTTTTTGTCTATATATTTTTTCTCTTCAATATCAGCTATAGAAGAGAGTATGATTCCTTTTTTCCCATCATATCTATCTTCTAATGCCATCTCTAAGGTAACCCATCCGGCTCTTGTTTTAAGTTTGTTCTTGATCTCCATTCCATCATAAATTCTTTTATAATCAATAGAACCAAGACCACTCACAGCTATTTGTTTTTGGCTCCAGAAGTAATGTTTTTGAATAGCTTCTTCTGGAAAATCCGCGTCTTTTATTTCAAATTTAAGTATATCCGAAGCTCTATTCAAAAGATCGTACCTTTCAACAACCGATAGGACGTGTTCGATATTATCAAAACATCCGGCTAGTATTAGGTTCTTTACATGAAGAGTGTTTACTGGACATTTTTCAGACTCACCGGAGTCATTTGGATCATCGTAATATTCTGTTTTCTTAAGTTTGTATTTGAATATCCTTTCTAAGAAATTTTCCAAAGAAGTAAATTCTCCTCTTTTTTCTCTTTCGGATATAATAAACTCAATAGTCTTAACTCCAACCTTATCTATCCTAGAGAAAGACCAAAATATTTCATTTAGTTTATAGTCAGTATGAAAGTCTTTTTCAGCATTATTTATATCTGGAGGAACGATCTTCGCATCACTACAAATTTCCATCTCACTAATTAATGTAGGTATATTTTCTTTATTAGCCCATTGTAAAGCTACTGTGTAAAACGCTAATGGATAATGCGCTTTAAGGTACGCACTCACATAAGCCATAGAAGAATATGCTGTGGCGTGTGATTTGTTGAATAGGTACGAACCTCCAGCTTCCATCATTTCCCATATCTTATCAGCATCTTCTTGCGGACATTTATTATTTTTGGCACCTTTCATGAATTTATCTTTCATGGCCATAATTTTGTCTACCTTCTTTTTGGAAATAAATTTTACAAGCTTAACTCCTTCACCTAAAGAAAATCCTCCAACCTCTCTAGCTATTCTTGCCAAATCTTCTTGATAACACATTACACCATAAGTATCTTTCAACGCTTCATGAGTACCCCACAAATATACTGGAGTATCATCACCGAGTTTGCAATCTACATATTTTTGTGCACTGCCGAAAGTAAGTGTAGCTGGGCGATAAAGTGCGTTGGCTGCTGTTAAGTCGTTTATATTTTCAGGCTTAAGGTCGATCAAGAATTTTGTTATTCCATTACCGGTAAACTGGAAGACATCGTTTGTAAAACCATCCTTTAATAATTCATATGTTTTAGGATCGTCCATATTGCCTGTAACAAGTCCTTCAAGAGACACTCCGGCATTATAGGTTGAATTACATATCTTCATTATTGATTGGAGTTTAGACAATTCTTTTGTTGCCAGCACATCGTTCTTCAACAATCCCTGATCATCCAGTGACCCGCCATCAAATTCAGATATTAGAACACCGTCAATCTTTTTTATAGGAGTATAATCAAAACACTCCATATCTTTTCCGTTTCTATAATCAGGAGTAACCAATAGGGCTGAGGCGTGAATAGAAGAAGATCTTGGAGAGTTCATCAACGTCCTTATGTCTTCTATCACTTGTGGAAAATCCATAATAAAACCCTTAACTCTAGGGTTTACGGCAGCCATCTTAAATAAGTCGGTCCAAGTCATTTTATCATCATCAAATATTTTGGTGATGTATTTAACCGTACTTACAGGAACTCGGTATATTCTGGATACATCGGTGATAGCTGCTTTTATTTTCAAAGTAGTAAAGGTGCCGGCAGAAAATACCCTTTGCTTTCCATCATGATTATATCTGGTTTCAATATATTTCTTTACATCTTGCCGTCTATCTGATTGGAAGTCGACATCCACATCCGGCAATGATCCAGACTCACCTTGTAAATAACCACTGTCAACATACATATCTAGTACATTGACAGGGTTATTTGATGTTTTTTGTTTAACGCTTACTACTTTCATAACGCCAAGGTTTCTTCGATTTTACCGTATTTGTTATTAGCTTTTTTGTACTTTTCTTCAAAGTCAAGCAAAGGTTGGTCTGGAATAATCATATCTTTTTTTATAAACGAATCAGAAACAATACCTTCCAAAGATCTGCATCTACTTAAAGCAACGTATAGTTGGCCCGGACAAAATGCGTGCGACATATGTAACGAAACTTTATTAAACGTAAGACCCTGGCTTTTATGGATGGTAATAGCCCAAGCCAATGTTACTGGAAATTGGACACAACTTCCAATCTCTTCTTTAGTTATTTCTCCGCGTACAGACGAATATTTAAAATTACTCCATTTACATCTGGACACATTCACCAATTTGCCGTTATCTAATTTAAGTAATATTTCAGAAGGCTTTATCTCCATTATTACCCCAAGTGTTCCGTTAGAATACTGTTTTGCTGGATCATTTACAAGTGTCATTACCTTTGCGCCTTTACGAATAGAAAGAACTAAATCGCATGGAGCAGCATTTTTAGGAAAATCTCCAGTAACATTTGCTTTAAATACATCGGTAGGAACACCAAGCTTTTCTGAATTTATAGCTTCAACATCTCTTTTATAGGTGCATATATGAACGTATTCATTGTCAAAATCTTGACTTATTTTACGATCACGCGCCTCATCCAATATTTCTAACTGATCTCTGGAAACATTATATTCCCTTATACTGTTTAATATGGAAATAAAATTTGGATCCGATTGTCTGAATATGTGAGTTAATTCAATTACATTAAAAAATGATTGATATTTAAACACCCAAGAGTTGAAGAAATAAGTATTCGTATAGAAAGCGTCCAGTATAGCCTTATCTTCAGATTTAACTACTGGAGGTAATTGAAATAAATCTCCAAACATTACTAGTTGCATTCCACCAAAAGCAAGACTTGATCTTCTTATTATTTGAAGTTTTTTGTCAACATAATCGAGTAGATCTGATCTTACCATACTTATCTCGTCAATTATCAAAGTGTCTAAATCTCTTAGAAGATCTATTTTTTCTTTCTTCATTCGTATCTCCTCAATTTTACCGGTAGGAGGTATCGGTCCGAATGGAATATTTAATAAACTGAACAACGTAACTCCGC